TACTATCGATGAGACTTTCGAAGCTCTGAACAATCCCGAAATCTCCAACCGGGGTGTAGCTTTTGACAGAAAGTTGGCACTTGTTCGAGGACCTATTGGGATGCTCTTCCTTGCCTATAAGGGGGATATCGTAGGTGTTTTTCCTCAATGTGACAAGACTTTGCTGAAACTTGGCGACGACTTCAAGTATCTTACTGAAGTTATTGCAGCAACTGAATATTTTGGAAGGATTATTTGATGGCTCATCCAGTTTTTATACCTACACTGAAAGAAAAAGTGTACGGAGAAGAAATACGTAACCTCGTAGGTAAAGGGAAGGTCTTCGGTGATATCGGACTGGAGATTGAATGCGAGGGCAACAAGTTTTACAAAAGTGGGTCCAAGCTCGAACCCTACTGGTCATATCATGACGATCATTCTCTCCGTGGCGAAGATAACGCCGAATATGTCCTCTCCAATCCTATCTTATTCGACGCCGTTCCTGAAGCCCTCAAGAGCTTGTGGAAGATATTCAAGGATTTTGGAACCGAATTGGATGAGTCGAACAGGACTTCTGTCCACGTCCATCTCAACGTCGGTCTCTGGAATGTCAACCGTCTTGCCTCGTTTACGGCGATGTGGTTCGCTCTCGAAGAAATCCTCTCTGAATGGGCCGGTGATCATCGCGTAGGTAATCTTTTCTGTCTTCGTGCCAAGGACGCCCCCAATATTATACAAACCCTGAAGAGGTTTATCCGAAACGACGGCGATGTCACTCTCCATGAAGGTCTTCATTACGCCGGTCTCAACAGCCAAGCTCTGGTGAAGTTTGGTTCTCTCGAAAATCGTTACCTTCGTGGTGCCACCGATCCTCAGCTTATTCTTGACTGGGTGGCTATCAATCGTCGTCTGTACGAATTCTCTGAGCAGTTTCCTGATCCTCGGGAAGTCTGCAACTCGTTCTCTTACGGCGGTCCTATGTTTTTCATAAGGAATATCCTCGGAGATACTTATGACATCGTCCGTAACGGCATCGATTGGAACGACGACCAAATCTCTGACTCTCTGTACGAAGGCATCCGTATGGCACAGGACATCTGTTTCTGTCGGGACTGGTCTGTTTTCGTCCCCGTTGTAAATCAGGAGGATCCTTTCGGTCGCCCGAAGAAGAAATTGGGAAATGTAGCTTCGACTTATGGAATGTCAGAGGCAGAGTTGCAGTCTCTTCTGTCTAATGTACCTGTCTACACACCTCTTTCGGCACCTGCACCAGCTCCTCATTTTTACCAGCAGAAGGTGACTTCTCAACCTCCTGCAACTGATCAAGCCAACGAGTGGTTTTCTATTCCAGATCTTTCAGAAGAATACCCAACTACGTCGAACTATGACCCAGACGAGGATTAATCATGTCCGTTAAAATTCTCCCTTACAAAACCGGAAGCAAGAGTGTCAAAGCTCTCTGTGAAGCCCTGGACGTCAAAGCTCTTCGTCTTGTAGATTCGAAGTGGAAGATCAAGGAGGACTCCGTCGTAATCAACTGGGGTTCTTCTGAGTTTCATTCTTTGCATAACATCACGGCACCGGAAGGAGTGTCTGTCAAAATTCTCAACAGTCCACTCAAAGTGAGAGAAGCAGTCGACAAGCTCAAATTCTTTCAACTCATGAAGGAGTTTACTGTCAGCCCGGAGATCGAAGACACTCTCGTTCCTGAGTTCTGGACTGACAAGGAGTACATTCCGGCAGGAGCTTATCCAATCGTCTGTCGTACGGTCCTCAACGGCCACTCAGGCGCTGGTATCGTCATCGCTGACACTCCTGACGATCTCGTCGATGCTCCTCTCTATGTACGATACATGAAGAAGAAGAAAGAATTTCGTATCCACGTCGGCAAGACTTCTGACGGCACATTCGTAGTCATCTCAGAACAACAGAAGGTAGCGAAAAGTGGAACAGAACCAACAGACTGGCGCATCCGAAGCCATGACAACGGTTTCGTTTTCCAGCGCCAAGGAATTGATGTACCACTACGTGTACGGAGAGCTGCTATGCGAGCTTTGGAGGCGACGGGCCTCGACTTTGGTGCAGTCGATTGTATCCTTACAACAGGAGGGAAAGCCTCTGTGCTGGAAATCAATACCGCTCCCGGATTAGAGGGTCAGACTGTTGACGACTACTCCAACTTCTTTAAGGAATATATCTGATGCAATGCTACATCTGCGGACACGTCCTGTCCGGTGAACAAGTCTCGTACAACAACGAACACAAGGACTGGGACCCTTGTCCGACCTGTCTGATCGCAATCGCGGAGGTTTTCTCCGACCCTCTCGACGAAGAACAGGTCACCTATGTCCTTGAAAAGGAAGGCATTCTTGAAAAAGATGAGCAGCCTGACCTGATTTTAGTTGACAAGTCCGATTAAATATGCTATAATACTCGTACAAGGTGAGAGAGGACTTGATTGAATGACTAAGACTACTCATCTACCTTGTCCCCGCTGTCCCTCTCGTGATGCCTACAGTATCCAGAGCAACGGCTGGGGCAAATGTTTCTCATGTGGGTGTAATATCCCACCAGATAAGGCCGACGATATGAGTCTGGCAGCCCCAGAAGTGACAACTGATAAACCTTTTACTTCTATGACGTCTGTCTTCCGTCCTTTCCCTGAACGTGGTTTTGTATCCGAGACGGTGAAGCGATACGGCATCGACGTAGGAAGTGACGGAGCTAAGTACCTTGCGAAGTACCCAATCTTCGACATCGAAGGCAACCACGTCGGTAACAAAATCCGTGGACCCAACAAACAGTTCTTGTACGAAGGCTCCATCAAGGGGGCAGGTCTCTTCGGTCGTCACGCCTTCCCGCCTGGCGGGAAGTATATCACTGTCGTAGAAGGTCAGGACGACGCAGCAGCGGCCTATCAGATGATGGGCAGCAAGTGGCCGGTAGTCTCTGTCCACAGCTCTTCTACTGCTGTACAAGACGTCAAACGTGACTTCGAGTACCTAAACTCCTTCGACAACATCGTCTTCTGTTTCGACAACGACGAAGCCGGTAAGAAGGCTATGAAGGATGTCTGCAATGTCGGATTCGAGATCGGTAAGATCAAGACTCTCTCACTTCGTAAGTACAACGATCCCAACGATTACCTTCGTAACAAGGAAGGTGAAGGGTTTGTACGGGAGTGGTGGCAGGCTCCTACGTTTAAGCCGGACGGTCTCAAGATGGGTCGTGACATGGCCGATGAGATTCTCAATCGTCCTAACCATTTCAGCGTACCCTACCCATGGCAAGGACTGAACAAGATGACGTACGGGATGCGGCTGTCAGAGGCTGTCCTCCTCATGGCTGACACCGGTGTAGGTAAGACATCCGTACTCAAGGAGATTGAGTATTGTCTCCTGATGAACCCTGACATCATCAAGGAAGGATACGGCGTAGGCTTCCTACACCTAGAGGAACCTAATCATGACACCGCTCTTGGCCTTCTTTCTATTCATGACAGCAAGCCTTATCATCTCCCTGATACGCCTTTCACACCCGAAGACATTATCAGAGCGCATGGAGAAGTTCTTGACCATAACCGGGCTATCTTCTACGATCATTTTGGTAGTAACGACATTGACGAAATTCTCAACAAGATTCGTCACATGGTCGCCCTCGGTTGTAAGTACATCGTCATCGACCATCTGTCCATAATCGTCTCAGATCAAAACGGTGACGAGAGGAAACAGCTCGACGAGATCAGTACGAAACTCAAGACTATGACGATGGAGTTGAACATTGCTGTACTATGCGTCATTCACACAAACAGGACTGGACAGGCGCGTGGTTCGGCGGGCCCAGAGAAAGTGGCCAACATCCATATGTCTCTTTATCGCGATAAGAAAGCTAAAGAGATGTGGCGTCGTAACATTACAGTTGTCACCATTGAGAAGAACAGGTTTTGTGGCCGTACGGGACCATGCCTATGGCTTGAGTACAACCCGGAGACTACCCGTCTTACGGAGTTGACACAGGAACTGATAGACATCTACGAAGAGGGAGGAACTGCCCATGAAAGTGACCAGCCCTGGGCTTAAGTATCTGACAGCCGACCTGTCGAAACTGTGGTCTATCGACATCGAAGGCGATCTCATACCAAGCACGGTCATCTGGTGCCTCTGTGCAGTCAAGCTTGATACAAAGGAAGAGGTACGTCTTCGTACTTCGAAAAGCATAAGGGAGTGGATCGATGCCCGTAAGAAAGAAGGATGTCGATTCGTTGGCCACAACATTATTGGATATGACGCCCCAACTCTTAATCGTCTCCTGGGCACCTCTCTCACTATTGCTGACTTGGTTGACACCATGGTCATGTCTCTGGTGTATAGTCCTTCCATTCCTGACGGCCATGGTCTGGGTGCTTGGGGTCTTCGTATTAAACATCCGAAGGGAGATCACTCTGACTTCTCGAAGTGGTCTCAAGAGCAGGAAGACTACTGCCTGAACGACGCCATCCTCTGTATGAAAGTGTACATGGCTTTGCTGCATCGGTGTATCAAGGCAGGGTTGACAGA